GTCATGTTAGTCAGTGCTTACTATGCAGCTATGTTGCTATGCAGCATGGCACAGTCTTTGCTATGCAAGAATCATGCCAGGTCTGTGCAGGCTATGTTGCAGTGCAGTATATGGGGCAATGTTGCACCACATTGGGGCATCCTAGTCTACCCAGTCTGTGCCGCATTGCACCATTTCAGTGCATCCCTGAATACCTGAGTAGGTTAATCAAGATAAGGGTTTTCCCTAGTATCTTCGGTGCAATTCTGTGCGTTATAGTAGGGTCTGAGTTACACAATTAAACCAACCTAGAAAGGCACTACCATGAAAATAAAACCGATAGCATCAAACATGACCGAGTTAGTCCTCAATGACGGCACACTAGTTTTATTCAGTTATGAAACACCTGTGGCGTCGTGGAAAGACGGCCAATTCTTCAAGACAGAGAAGCATTGGTCAAAAACAACCACTCGCCATGTCAACAAATGGACACACTGTGCTATCCTTAAACCGCAAGACTATTTCACAAACCTAATTCAAGGGGCATAAAATGACTATGCTAGAATATGCAAGCATCGCTGTCTTATTGCTGGGCTGTGCCGGTGTCATCATTGTGATGAAGCCGTGGGACTTAGACTAATGAAAACTTTATCTTTAACTCGAACTGCATCGTGGGTTATCGTTGATAACTTAACAAACAAAGCGGTATTTGAAACTTTCAATGCTGATCTATTACCAAAGATCAATACTGAAAAATACACTGCCGTTCCTATTCTTAAATATCTTCAAGGGTTGAATAAAAAATGAAACACAAACAATGCAACGCAGATCAAACAAACATGAGCAGTCTACGAGGCTATGTAAACGCCACTTATGACGAATTGTGCCGATGCTTCGGTGCGCCTAGTGTATTCATAGGCGATAAGACTAACGCAGAATGGTTCATAGAATTTGAAGATGGCTCCGTCGCTACCGTTTATGATTGGAAATTAGACCATATCCCTTTAGGGCCTTATCGATGGCATATCGGTGGCTTTGATGCCTATGCCGTTGCATCGGTGCACGAAGCTCTGATAGAATCTAGGATGTCTAACTTTACCAACAAGCAAAAGGAGCTTTTATCATGCTACTAACTAGCGAAGAAGTGCTAGAGATTGCAGATCAGAAATTAGATTACTCGGACTTTGGAAACTTCTACGGCGATGCCGACTATATTGTCGAGTTTGCCTATGAGATCATCAGAGCAGAGAAACTTAAAGGGGGACAGACTAATGCGTTGCCGATCCTGTAACGAAGCATTGACGGACTATGAAACCACAATCAGGTCAGTTTACACTAGGGACTATCTCTCTATGTGTAGACAGTGCCTAAAATCGATTAAAACCGACCTCTGTGCCGTTGGCAACGTCAGCTTGATGTCGGAGATGGATGAAGTCGAAGACGGCACTGAGAGCGATTTAGACCCCTTAGCGGGCATCGATGGTTTTGATGATGGTATCGATGACCCTTGGCAGTCCCGATAACACTTGGCACGATTCTTGCTATTAAAGACTATATTGATTAAATAGTCTATATTGAAAAAGACTTTAATAAAGATTTTAATTCTTTACTCTATAGAGACAATAAAGAAAGGTAGCACTCAATGGAAAATGATGACTTAGAAAGAATATATTGGTTTTGTGTTTCCGACTGTGTTGATCTATTGGCTCATGGCTCTACCGACATTGAGACTTTGCTCAATGACGTTTATGAAGCCCTGAAGCGCACTAAGCCAGAATCTGGCTCTTGTGTTGCCCTCTTGGCAATATTGGATCAATTGGCTCAGGAAAGGACTAGGATCAATGCTAACTCAATCTAAAAACAGGTTCGTTAGGCATACTGAGTGCCCTGATTGTGGCTCTTCAGACGGTAGGGCAGTCTATTCAGATGACAGCACTTATTGTTTTGTATGCCACAAAGCCTCTAAAACGCTCTCAGAGGGCTTCTCTGACCAAGGAAGGGGTAAGGTACTACCGATGACACAGAAACCCGTTGTAGAGCCTCTAAAGGGCATTAGCGGTCAATTCCTCAGCATACCTGAGAGAGGAATCACCAAAGCTACCTGTGAAGCCTATGGTGTCAGACAAACAGGGACAGAACATTATTATCCCTACACTGACGATAGAGGCACTGAGGTGGCTTTCAAGGTCAGATCAGTGGCTGACAAGCAATTCAGGTCTCAAGGCAACATTAAAGAGGCTCTGTTGTTTGGTCAGAATCGTTACCCTGCCGGTGGTAAATATCTGACCATCTGCGAGGGCGAGTTAGATGCCTTGGCGGCTTTTCAAATGACCGGCTCACTGTACCCTGTGGTTAGTATTAAGAACGGGGCACAGTCGGCTGTAAAGGACTGCCAAGCCCAATTCGAGTACATCGACAGCTTTGAGACTGTGGTGCTTGCCTTTGATGCTGATGAGCCCGGACAAGAAGCGGCTCTAGCCGTTGCTGACCTATTTGGCAGTAAGGTCAAGATCATGAAAATGTCTAAGCCTTACAAGGATGCCTGTGATTATCTCAAGGACAACAAATCTGCGGACTTCGTAAAGGCATGGTGGGCGGCAGAGACCTATGTGCCCGATGGCATCGTTGCTGGCTCTGAGTTGTTTGAGTTGGTTATGCAGCCCTTGCCAAAGGCTCAGGCGCACTATCCCTATGCTGGCCTCAATGGCATGACAGGCGGTATCAGACAGCAAGAGATGGTGGTGGTTACTGCCGGCTCTGGCCTTGGCAAATCTCAGTTCATCCGAGAAGTGATATGGCAGTTGCTGTGTGAGACTAAGGACAACATCGGGATTATGTTCTTGGAAGAGTCGGTTAAGCGGACTGCCTTGTCTCTGATGTCATTGGCGATCAATAAGCCATTGCACTTGGCAGAGACTGAGGCAACAGAATCGGCTAAGAAAGAAGCCTTTGATAAGACCCTTGGCTCTGACAGGCTTTTCTTTTATGACTGCTTCGGCTCTACCGCAATCGACAACATCATCAATCGGGTTCGATACTTTGCCAAAGGACTAGACTGCAAGTACATTCTGCTAGACCATGTCTCTATCGTGGTATCGGCTCAGGATCATGGAGATGAGCGCAAAGCCATCGATGAGATTATGACCAAGCTGCGGATGATTGTGCAGGAAACAGGCGTGGCCTTGTTTGTGGTGTCCCATCTCCGCAGGCCAGAGGGTAAAGGCCATGAAGAGGGCGCAGCCACTAGCCTGTCCCAATTAAGGGGTTCAGCAAGTATTGGACAATTGGCTGATATGGTGTTAGGATTGGAAAGGTCAGCACAGCATGAAGACCCTATCGAGCGCAATACCACCAGGGTCAGGGTTATTAAGAACCGATACAGCGGAGAGACCGGCAAAGCCTGTGCAGTCCTGTATGACAAGCACACAGGTCGCATGAACGAGATCAACGAGGAGGCACTATGACTGACTTACACAAAGAACTAACGCAGCCGGTGGCGTGGATGTGGAAAGATGGTTCGCTTACATCAGACCCAGATGAAGCCGATGGCACTTGGACAAAACTCTACACCGCACCACCAAAGCGTGAATGGGTTGGGCTAACGGAAGAAGAGATGGAAGACCTGCTAATAACGATTCCTTGGCCTCAAGTATGTAATGCCATCGAAGCCAAACTCAAGGAGAAGAACACATGACTGACCGTGAACTAATTCAGATGGCGTTGGATGCGTTGCTTTGGGTTGATGAGGAGCAACGAATATTTAGTCAAAGGGAATCAATTAGGAGACTGAGTGACCGACTAGCGCAGCCTGAACCGGATGCTGTGTTAGTCGAGCGTGAAGCGTGTGCGACGTTGGTCGAGGCTGATGCCAATGCTCGTGGTAAAGGCGGCGGCGGATTGGTGCTTTTGAAGGCTGCTAGCAGGATTAGAGCAAGGGGAAAGATATGAACAACAAGAAGACAGGTGATGCCGCTTTCCCTAGAATGAGTCACACCAACTGCTATGAGGTGATGTTACCAGAGCAAGACGGAATGACCCTTCGAGATTACTTTGCGGCTAAAGCAATGCAGGCGGTAATTACAAGAGAGGAATGGACTCATACTCAACAGTTTGAGTCTGGTGTTAGCAACTGGTGTTACCAGATGGCAGACGCAATGATTAAAGCGAGGGAAGCATGAGCATCTCAGCAATGAAGCAAGCATTAAGGGCGTTAGAGAGGGCCGACAAAATAAGTGGGTATGCTAATAACCAAATGGCAATTTACGCACTGGGCCAAGCCATCGCAGAGGCAGAGAAGCCCGCACACATAGACCATCCATCTAGGCATTGGGATAGGACTTGCCCTGCTTGTGTTTATGAGAGCGACATATCGCAAGAACGTGTCGATGAAACTGCAAAACATGAACATGAGTTTTTCTGCCCAAGGTGTGGGCATTGTTGTCGTGAATGGGTTGGGCTGACGGATGAGGAAATTAACAGATGCTACGCAGATACAGTAGATGAGTTTCAGTTTTATCAAGCCATCGAAGCCAAACTAAAGGAGAAGAACACATGACATCCGCACTACTGATAGGTTGCTTTGCTTTTATATCATCAATACTGAAAGGCTTGAAATGACTGAATATTCTTATGACTACTGGAACGATGCTGACTACGACACAGTTGACTACAGTGCTCTTGAGCAGCTAGAAGAGCGCATCAAAGAAGTTGAAGAGGTCAACGAGGAACTGACAGCACAGATCAAGGTTGCCGTTAAACTGATTAGCAAGTTTAATCATCCTGAAGATTATGGGCACTTGCTCGACTCTGATGCAAAGCGTGAAGTAATGGACTTTCTAAAAATCTATGGAGACTATCTAAAATGAAACTAGAACTGGAGGTGGATACCTATGTTGGACTGGGCGATGGTGGTAATGTTGAGTGTCTTATTTTTACTGATGACAGCCCCACTCCTGCTATGACAGTAGACAAGAAGTTGGAAGACCTGACGCTGGAGTTCATTGAATTGCGACAGGCACAGGGCAAATTCTCGCCTGACCATGAGGCTGAAAGACGGGCACTCATGAACGCCTTTGAAGACTGCCTAGCACTGTTGAAGCAGGCATGAGTAGCTGGCTGATCATCGTAACCGGCTGCATCTATGCCTACATTGCAGCAGAGCAGGGCATGAAGGGCAACATTGCTCTGCTGGTGGTGTATGCCGGTTATGCCTTTTCTAACGTAGGGCTTTATTGGATGGCTACAAAATGACTAACTACCTGCTTTTTCTGTTATTTGTCGTTATCTTCGCCCTTTGGGTGGCTTATAAGGAGGATTAAATGTCTAAGCAACGAGTGTCTGGTGTGCCCTATGAGGTTGAACTTAGTCCCTACAACCCATTAGATTACATAAAAACTAAGGCTGACTTGGATGCTTATGTGTCTGCCTACTGTGCCGAGTTAGAGCGTGAGAACGCTATGATGAGGGCTAGGATGGAAAGGCTTGAGGATGAAAATCGTACCCTAGATGCCTTGGTGTTTCGGCTTAATACAGAACTGATGAACCTGAAGAGTACCATCAAATGAGTCCATGTAAAACCATTTGCAAAGTTGATAAAACAGGTGTATATTGTATTGCCTGCTTTAGACTGATGTCAGAGATTGAGCAGTGGCCTACGATGGATGATACACAGAAGGCATTTGTGGTAGCAGCTTCAGAGTTAAGGAGGATAGCAAATGAAGCCGATAAGCGTTACAAGCGTAATAAATAAGAGTGGTGTCCTGACGTTGTACCTATTAACAGATGACGGCAAATTACTAAAGAAGAGCGAAGATGAATCAAGCTGGACAGAAGTCGATAGTTTTCCTGGACATAGAGACAAACTCCCAGTTGAGCCAGATCCACCTATGCGTAACAAAGGAACTAAGAAGCGGAGAAGTTAGATGTCATCACAAGGCAGACACTTTATTAAAAATGTTAGAGGAACAACCACAAGTAGTAGCGCACAACGGAATCAGCTTCGACTTCCCAATCTTGAACAGGCTATGGAATACGAAGATAACTCCATCGATGTGCATAGACACCCTAGTCATGTCAAGGCTGATGAGTCCAAACAGAGAAAACGGACACAGCCTAGAAAGCTGGGGCAACAGGCTAGGAAGGAAGAAGATAGACTACAAGAGGGTATGGCACAGGATCAACAAACTCTCTTTTGACAAGAAGAGCACTCTACCGTTTGACCAGCCACACATGGGTTTGCTTGAGAAGTATTGCAGGCGTGATGTAGAAGTACTGGAGTTAACTTACTTTGAACTTTTAAAGGAGAAGGACAACTATGGTTTCTCGCAAGAAAGTATCGACCTCGAACACAAAGTCGCAGCCATCATCTATAAGCAAGAGCGAAACGGTTTTAAATTCGATTTGCCAAAAGCTATGGTACTTCTGGCAGGACTTAAAGATAAAATGGGCACAATTGAGGCATCCCTACAGTTCATCTTTCCTCCAATCACAACCGAGCGTTATTCAGAGAAAACTGGAAAAAAACTC